ATTGTGAGGAGAATGTCCAAGCTAACGCTGAAGACACTCGATTCCGCGGTTGACGCCCTCTGGCGTTACTGTCTCGAAAGAGCAGTAACGCTCCACGCCACGCGGAATGGTGGCTCTGCTCCCCAGACCTTCAAAGTTGAAGGTCTGGCAGGCGAAGCCGCCAGGATGCGTTTTAGACACTTTCCTTCGGCGGTCGAACACTCTGTGGTCGATCGTCGGGGGAATGTGATAATTAATAAGCGTAGGCGCAAGCGAGCAAACGTATTTATACGTTCGCTCGTCTGCGCTCACCTTTTAGCTGGTTGGCCAGTCCCGTCGAGCAAGAACTTGTTCTTGTTCACGTGGCTTGCCGATCGTTATTCAATAGCTTTGTTCGGCCGGGAAGAGTGTTTCTACCCGTCGATCAAGGCTGCCTGCGTCGAAATGCGGCGCCTGAGTCTATTAGGCAAAGGCGCTACATGGAAGGATGGGTTTGGGTTGATAATCCCTCGGGGTTATCAGGCCACTCCCACTCAACTTTATCAGCTGTCTCGGCTATCGAGGGCATTGCCCTCGCCAACTAAGGCAGTTCAAGATAAGAAGTTAGATGACTTCCTGGTCCTCGCCACGACTCGTGATGAGGATCCTGATGACATCTTCTTAACTAACCACGCTAGCTTACTCTTCGAGGAATTCGTAGGGTTAAGCCAACGTTATAAGAATAAGGTGGCTAAGGGCCGCGGACGTGCCGGAAGGGACGTCTGCGGTACTTCAGCTTGCCTTGAATTTAAGAGACGCGAGGGCGGTAGGTCCATGGACTTCCTTTCGAAGGAAGGCATGGCCCTAGCGCCCCGCTTTCAACCAGTGCGCGTTGGAGCTCGGGAATACCAATTTGGTGATCCCGAACACAACGAGCTCTCAAAACAGTTGTACTCTGATACGGCATCTGACTTCGAATGTCAGTTCCCGGATGAGAAGCACTCATTTAGGTTCGCAATGAAGTCTGGGGCTCCCAGAACTCGTTACGAACGTGCGAAGGCACGCTATCTTCGCCGCAACCGGATTCCGGTTGCGCCGATGATGGCTTGTGCTGTACCAGAACGGGGATGGAAGGTGAGAGTGGTTACACGCTCACCAGCTGTCCTCGTCGCTAAAAATCACCAGATACGTCGAGTCCTCTACCGTGAATTGGAGAGGATCCCGACGATCTCGGCATCATTGAAAGGATCACCACCTTCAATCAGGATTTACCCCCTTAGGGGGGTTCCTCCTGGTCGGAGGTATGTGATCTCTGCAGATATGTCAGGTGCTACCGATACCATGCGTCACCGCTGGCTCGATATCGCCTGTGCATTCCTAGCTATTAGCCCTGAGGAACTTCACAGTTCACTTAGAGTTAATGGCCAAGACTATACTTGTGGGTGTCCGATGGGATTACCAAATTCTTGGTGCATCCTATCGCTCTCCCACGAGGCGATTTGTCGGGTTGTCGACCCTTCTGGCAGTTATGCCATTAGGGGCGATGACCTGATAGCTTATTGGACGAAGGCCCAATTTGAACTCTACAAAGCTTTGTGCTTTGTCGTAGGGTTCAAACTGAATCTTCAAAAAACTTTTATGGCTCCGAAGGGGGGATGCTTCTGCGAAGAACGTTATGTTCTCCGAGGAATGTCCCTCGTCCGGGCCGCCTCAGTACCTGTCAGATGGGTCTCCAGTGAAGACTCACCTGACGGGTCCAATTTTATGCTTTCTATCGCGGGATTCGCGAACGAGTGTATCTCGTTCGGATTTGCGCGACAGAAAATAGTTGATGTAATCGAGTTCGTCCACGGGACACGGCTTCGAGAAGCTCGTGCCCTGGGGGTGATACCCGAACTACCTGTAGGGTTTGGTGGCCTTGGGTTTCCTATTAAGGATCCCGAAGCCATCCTACCCCGCAAAATTCATCGGAAGGTGGATGCCATTGCCACTGGCAGTGATATCCACCCTCCACAATTAAAAGTGCGCGGCGGCAAGCACCTTCGAGACGTCCAAAAGATGGCCTCGAAGATTGCTTACCGCTGCACCGATAATTTTCCATGTTATCACCTCGATCTCGCTGTGCATAATGCACAGGAGAGGGCGGCGATAATGGACTTAAAAGAAGGTACGCTGACGCAGCGAACGATTGGTTACAAACGTTTGTTGCGCCAGTGTGCCAAATCTTATCGCTCTATCCCCCTCGCTCGCCCACCAGAGGCGATGGAAGGGGGTAGAGCTGCTTATAGGTGGAAGACACTAACCGTTCTTCATGAACGGATGGCGCCTACCGCCGAATCTTTGATTGAGCGCCGGCACACCCCCAGTGGGTGGTGTGGTCGGTGCCCTAATCTTAAAGGCAGTGGAACCTACTCGCTTGAGCTGAAGGGCAACCCGAAGCAATAAGGCTATACCGCGGTGAATGGTAGGGTAGGTTAGACAGTCCGGGACTTTGTTAATACAGGGAGTCCCCGACCGAGTAACGGCTACTGTATTTCTCATCAATTCGTCGACCCCCGGTCCCAGGGGTCAGCCAATCAATGGGACGGTTTTCTCGGCTGCCGAGGGTGAAGAG